CGTCCCAGCGAGGTCTGCAAGTCGGTCATCGCCACATCGGCCAGGCCGGCGGCATAGCTCAGCTTGGAAAACTCTTCCGTGGTAGTGCCGGAGCGCTGCGCCGCCTTGCTGATGTCGTCCATCGTGTTGACGGACTGTTGCAGGATGGCGGCCGTCGCGGTTGCAGCCGCAGCCAGGGCCGCACCGATGGCCGTACTAGCGTCCTTGGCCTCCCGCTCGAACTGCTTCAGCCGCTTCGACGCCCGATCCGTGTCGGTGACGAAGCTGCCGGTGCGCATCAGCAGATCGATGACGATGGAACCTGCTGCCATGGGTTTAGGTCCTGATGGGCGGGCGCAGGCCGAAGGCCCGCATGGTGGCTATGTCAGCGTCTTCGTACCCGGCGAATGCCGGATCAGGCGCGAGGAAATCCATCGTCGCCTCGAACTTCGCGCCATTAGAGGCGGCCATGACAGCAGCCGGGCGGTGGATTCGATGCAGGTCGTCAATGGGGAACAACGTGTGGTAGTTGCGCCAGGCGTCGATCTCAGCCTGTGGCAGCGCGTCGATCTCAACCAGGCTCTTGCCGAGCGCTAGGGCGAGGACATGGCGGAACCACTCAGATCCGCGCTCGGCGAGTCTTTTTTTTCCTCTTCCACCGTGCGAGATACAGCGATCACATGAGGGAATAGGACATTGATCGCGTCGATCGATAGGGCCTTGGCCTCGTCGTTCGTGAGCGTCGGACGGCCGCGTGCGTCCTCGCACAGGCTGCAGGCGATCAGGCGCTGCATCGCGAATATGCGAACGTTCTCGTCCTCGGAACGCGTGTCGCGCTGGAAGCGGAAGAACTCGCCGCCGGTGACGGGCTTGAACCACGTGTTGTGCTTTTGCCCGTCCGCAAGCGTGATCTCGCGCTCGACCGCAGCGGAAGGGGTGAGAAGAAGCTTTTTGTCCATGCATCTCTGCCGTGATGAGTGGGACGCCGGATGCGCAGCAAATCGCCGCGCAGAGCCGACGTCGTAGGGGTCAGGTCGGTTCCGGTCCGTTCCAGAAGGGGCGTTCCGAGCCGGAGCGCTGGATGGTCAGCGTGCCGCGCACGATCTCGTTCGTGGCCACGTCGATGTTCACTTCCGACACGTAGCCATCGAATCCGATGGTGGTCCGCTCCGGCGACGGCGGCGGTACGAAGTGCCCCTCGCTGTCCAGCGTCGGTGCGATGCCGCGTCCGTCCGAAAAGCCGACCATCCATTCCTGGGTCTCGCCGCTGGCCTTGAGATCCCAGAGGGTCTGGTGGCTGAAGCTGGAAGGGATGAAGTTGAAAGGCACCGAGATCGCATTGGGATTGCCGAGGCCGGCCTTGTAGGTCTTGTCCTCCTCGTTGTCGAGGCAGGTGTCCTCAAGCTGATCTTTGGTGCCGCCACCGATGCCGGTGATGCCAGTCGGGCACGCGAACTTGACGACCTGCTCCACGCTGGAACTCAGCTTGTCGACAAGGTAAAGCTCGGTTCCCTGGGTACGAAGGGTTCCAGCGGTCATTTCGATTCCTCAATGAAGAAGCCGCCTTGCGGCGGCTGGTGGTGGGTATGCCAGCGGCTCAGCGCTGGTCGATGAAGTCGGCCTCAATGCCGACGTGGTACAGCTTCGTGTCTTGGTCGCGGTTGTCGATGACGACCCTGTTGCAGATGAGAGAGGCATCCAGCGCGGCGCGGATTGCTAGTCCCAGTTGCTCGGCGCCTGCATCCGTCAAGTGGTAGGCGTCCAACTGCACGCTTGTGAAGTCGCCGCATGGCGTGTCGCTGAGGTTGTCGTAGGGCTGCCCCGTTACAATCTGCCATGTGACGTAGGGACGCGTCTCTGTCTGTGCGATCTCGCCGTGACGGCTGATGCGGTCGCCCACGATCGCGGCCACAGCCGGTGTGTGGATGGCGCGATAGACCTTGGGGAACATCAGCGGCCCTTGTTTTGTTGTGCAAGCTTCTTCACAACCCGGTCGACACGAGCAACCAGCTCAGTGACGACCACATTGATGGTCTGGGAGCCTTCCGCGATTACCGTGCGACGGATGAAGGAGCGGGCCGGCTGCTTTACCGACCCGTATTCCTTTAGCTGTGCCGATTTCAGAGTGCTCACTTGCTCACCCTTTCGGCCTGGGTACATCTTTCGCTTGATGCGGACGAGGTAGCGCTCCCCCTTCCCTCCAATCGGCGCCTTCCCGCGACTGGCAATGATGTTCTCCGCGAGCAGGCCAGTTGATTCCTCGCCAGGCTCAAGCACCGCCTGCAGGTTCTGGCGCTCCTTGTCGCGCAGGAACCGCGCGCCCTTCGCGAGTGCCGACTTGACCGGACCTCCACGCTTGCTCACCACTTCGGGCGGCAGCGAACGCAGGAGGTCCAGCACGCCGTCGATGCCTTGGATTTTCAGCCCGTCAGCCACTGATAGGTCTCCGCGTCCTCCCCAACCCAGGACCGCAGCAGGACTCCATCGGGATCAGGCTGGCCGGCAAAATCGTCGGCATGCCCCATGCCGATCCCACCGCGACCCGGCAATCCCTTGATGCCGACCACACGATGGCCGCCGAACAGGTAGCGGCCCCGCGCGCGTCGCCAAAGTTCCAGGTCGATGAACTTCGGGCGCGCATCGCATGCCGCGGCGAAGTCCTGCAGCGCGCTGCCACGCATCGCGGTGCTGCACAGGCTGGCGTGTCCCGTGTTGGCCAGCTGCCGGCCGCGGCGCTGCTGCACGTTGTAGTAGCGGGCGCGGTACTCGCCCACCAACTCGGCCCGGCCCAGCGCTTGGTCGACGGTGGTTAGCCAGTCGGAGGCATACCAGTCGTCGTCTTCACAAATTACCAGCCGCTCGCTGTGGTCGACCGCAGCCAGACCCGTGAGCAAGTTGCGCGCCTGCGTATTCTGGCCAGGCGTCCAGTACGGCGACGGACGGATCAGCTCCAGCTGCCAACCATCGCGATGAAAGGTCACCGGCTGCGGCTCCGGGCCATCGTCCACGATGATCCAGCGCACCGGGCCGGTGTAGTCCTGTCGCGCCATCCAGCGCTCGCACAGCGCCCAGGCAGCGGGCCGGGCACCGGTGGCCGTCAGCAGCGTCAGCATCGCGCCACCGCGAAGGTGTGCATCGGCAGGCGACGGCGAGCAACGCCGCGCTCGCCGTGGTCGTTCAGTTCAATCGGCACCTCGCCGGCGTACTCGGTCGCAATGTCGCTGAAGCCGGCATCGTCCAGCAGCAGCCGCAGCCCGCTCTGGCTGTACCGGTAGTAGTCCTCGGGGTAGCTGTGTTCCGGGAAGGCGAACAGCGTGGTGATCACCAGCAGGCCACCCGGCTGCAGCACCCGGCGAAGCTCCGGCAACGCCAGCCAAGGCCGAGCCACATGCTCCAGCACTTCCAAGCAGACGATGCCGGTGAAGCGGCCGGACCACTCGGCCGGCAGATCGTGGATGTCGGCCACCTGATCGACGCCCTCGCCTGCCTGCATGTCGATGCCCGTCCATTGGCCGGCGGCCAGGTCGCGGTTCGTGCACCACCACGCGGCCGGGTCATGGATGCGGCTGCCTACCTCCAGCACGTCCTCTCCCAGGGCGCCGGCGTGGCGCTCGATGTAGGCGCGGATGCGGCCGCGCACCGAGTTAAGCGGCAATCTGTTCATCGAATTCGAAGCACCTGAGGGCTGAGCCGGGCGTGCAATTCACCACCCGGACGTGTGGGTTGTGCCTCGCCCATTGGGCGAACTGCTGCTTGTGGACCTCGCGCCGCGCCGGCGCCGTGTTGGTAAGTCCGTTGGAATACGCGCCAAAGAAGTGCGTGCCGTGCATGTCGAAACCGTGCAGGCGCACCAGCGTTGCGCCCAGATGGGCCGCGACCGCCAGCGCCAGCACGCCGCTGTTCCAGTTTGTGGCTGCGCCAGACAGCTGCTGAACTCCACTCATCCGATGACCGCTATAGCGCTCACCAGCGAACTCGCGCGCCTCCGGGTACTTGTCCCACCACTGCCGGTCGCTGGCGGCCAGGAACTCAGCCCACGGCGCCAGCTCGAAGGCGTTGCCGACCACGCCGACACGGCGCCCGCGCAGCCGTTCGGCCAGCCTGGCCGATGCGCTCGGGCCTGGCCCCAGTAGGTCGAACTCGATCATTGGCCGTCGTTGACCCCTACCGACACGGGGATGGTGATGTACTCCAGCCCAGATGCCTTGTCCGGCAGCAGGCCGGCGATGTTGTAGACCTTGCTGCGGTGCAGGATCCGCATCGAAGGCGTCAGGCCGGCGCGGTAGCGGATGGTAATGCGCGCCGTCACCGCGGCCTGGGTCTGGCTCGACTGGATGAACTCGCGTGTCGACAGCGGTTCTACCGACGCCCATACCTCCGCCACATCCACCCATGCTGTCTGGGACACGCCGTCGCTGTCCCTAGTCGTCTCCTGCTGCTGGATCAGCACCCGGTGCCGCAGTTCGCCCGCCGCTACGTTGCTCATCAGGCCACCGTCGTTCGACGCAGGGGCGCCAGCTGCGCCGTGGCTGCCCTGGAGAGCACGTAGCCGTGGCCGGCATCAGCCGGCACCGTGTTGTCGCCCTCGCCTTCGCGGTAGCGGTACTGGGAGGCCAGTTCCAGCAGAGTGGCGGCAATCACCGCCGGATGCAGGATCGGCGCGCCGTCGCTGTCCTCGGCTGGAAGAGGTATTCCGGCGCTGTTGCGCACCAAGTCGCCGTTCGAGTCGCGCAGCAGCGTGTACAGGCGCCATTCCTGTTTCAGCCAGGCCGCCACCGACGCGGACACGGCAGGGATCCAGATGGCCAGCCAGAGGTCGTCGGCATCGCTGTCGATGCGCAGCTGTTCCCTGGCTTCATCCGCAGTCACGAACTCAGCCATTGTCGGTTCCCAGCTTCACCGGCTCGGCCGGTACGCGCACGCTCTTGCCGTCCTTGCCGTCGCGGCCCTTCCGCGCTGCCAGTGCCCAGTCCTGCTCGTTCTCCAAGCACGGCCGCGAGGCGTTGTCGCGCTTGGCGATCCACAGCGCGCCGTCGTGGGTGATGGACTGGCCTGCCTTTGTGGCCAAGCCTTCGCGCCAGAACCCGCGATGGACCATGTAAGGCAACACAAGTTCTTTGCAGCGCTCGCCGGCTCCAAGCGTGATGACGAAGCCGCGCTCCGAGTCGTATTCCCCGCGTGCCGTCTCGAAGCTCAGACCGTCTCGCCCGTCATCGCCGACCACCTTCCCGAGTTTGATCGCCTCTCCCTTGGTGGTGGTGACGACCAGTTCCCCGCCGCGGTCGATCATCGCGCCAGCCAGGCCCACGCCGTCGATGCCGTCTTTCGGCGGATGCGCGGCCAGATGCTTGGCAACCTGGGCCGCCAGCTGCTCCTCGGTGATAGGCTGTGCATCTTTTCCATCGCGGGGAGCCGGAATGGCAGCCACAGCCCTCTCAACAGCAGCCTCGATCAAAGCCGGGTCGGCGTCCTTCCCGTCGCGAACCGGGTTGGCTTCGAAGTGCTTCGCTACCGCCTCGGATGTCGAAAGGTCAACCAGCGTCTGCAAACGGTCTGTGCCAAGCAATCCAGCAATAACCGCATCTGCAATTGCATCGTGATCCACAGGCGGGGGCGATTCACCAGGCTCTCCCTTTTCAGGGGAGCGCTGCTCAAGAACCTCAAGACGGCGATGAATGGGCGCTAGAGCTTCGCGAATGATATTCCCAATCTCTTTGCCGAACTGGATCGGATCACTCATTGCAAAGCACCTCGGCTCGGGCGGCCGCGAGGGCCTTCATCATGAAAAGCTGCTGCCGCAGCTGGCGCACCTCGTCGGCGTCGTCCTGCGCGTCGGCTGCGGCGGGCGGCGTTGGCGAAGGTTCCGCGGCTGGCGCCTGTTCGATCTTGTTGAGCCGCACCTGATCCAGCGGGTAGTCCTGCTGCTGCATGTAGACGGTGTCGCCGCCATCCAGCGGGCCGAGTCCGAACGCTCGGCGCCCTTCGTTCGGAGTCTCGATCCCGCCACCCGTCAGCTTCGTGTGCACGTCGGCCTGCTTGCCCACGTCCATGCGCAGCAGCGGCTCCAGATCCAGCTCGACACCGCGCGGCCGGCTGATCCCCAGGCCCTCGTCCAACAGCGCCTCCATCGCCTCGATGTGGGTCTGCAGGGCGTCGGAGTAGTACAGCTGATTGATGTCGTCGACCTTCATGCCGGCCGGGATCGCGCCAATCCCGATCTTGAACGGCGGGATGCCGAACGGCTGGGTGATCTGCTGGTCCGAATACTGCATCTGCTCGACCAACTGGTTGTCCGCCGACTTAAACGCGAACGGCGTGAACTTCATGTCCGCGCCGATAACCGCCACCTTCCCTGCGTTGGAACCGTGGAAGTTGGTGTCCCAATATTCCTTCACACCCTTTGCGTCTTCATCCGTCATGCCGGCCGGGGCCGTCAGGATGCCGCCGGGGCTCGCGCCGTTGCTGAAGAACGTGGTCGAATCCTTCAGGATCTTGAGGTTCTTCACCGCCGGCCAGTGCGCCGCGCACAGCGGCGGCACGCCGATCAGCTGGTGGTGGAAGCAGTTCATCCGGTCGTGGATGATCTCGCTCGCCGGCACGATCAGCTGGTCACCTGGGTAGTTCTCCGGCAGCAGATTCGACCCGGTGCCATAGTTGATCTGGTAGAAGACGTCGCCGCTATCCGACACCATCGGCTGCACGCGGCATGGATCCAGCACCCACAGCCGCGTCACCACGCGGCGGTCGTCGCGCCCCTTGAGCACGTAGGTATTACCCTGGATCAGCTTCGACAGCATCCAGGCCTCGCGGAACTGCTGCGCGGTCTGGTAGGCGTTCGGCTTGCGCAGCACCGGCCAATAGGCCGTGTTCGCGGTGTCGATCGACCAGATGCCGTTGCCGTCCTCTATCTTCAGCACGAACGGCAGCTTGCCGGTGTCCGAGGCGATTCGGTTGAGGCAGGCATACAGCGTCGGATAGCACAGCACCGTGCCGTGCTCCTCCTCCATGTCCCGCTGCCATGCCCCGGAGAACGGCTCGCGAATCAGTGGCCGCCAGCCGCGCCCAGCCGGGACTGGAGACAATGCCTTCTTCGCCAGCTTCACTTCCAGTCCCAGGATTCGCATGTCAGTCCTGCGCCTTCATGTCGCGGCGGCGATATTGCCGGCGCGTCGCAACGTCGGACTCCGTCTCGGCGGTGGTTTCGGTGGACACTGCATCCGATTCGGGCGCGGCGACCGCAGCTTGCTCCTGCTCCTGCGTCTCACGCTCGCGCGGCAAATTGCCCCGCGGCTTGACCTTGGGAAGCGTGGCCCGCCCGTTATTGATCAGTCGGGTGGCATGGAACGAAGGAACTTCGATTTCCTCGCCCCTGTAGATGATCCGTGTGTTCATCGCATCCTCCTGCGGCGGGGAGGGCCAGGACGGCCCTCCCCTATTCTGTTACTGGCCCCAGTTGACGCCGGACAGCACGGCGACCGCCGAGTCACGGCGGCGCGACCAGTTGATGAAGCGATGCGCGCGGATCGCGGTGCTGTCGGTCTGGAACATCGACACCAGGGTCGTCGGCGTCGCCGGATCGCTCGCGTTGGTCGGGTTGTCCACCATCTGGATCGACGCTTCGGTGCTGAAGTCGACCGTGGCCTGGCCGTCGTCGGACAGGTAGATGTTGGTGGCATCCACCAGGAAGACGTAGGTGCCGGAGGAGTCGGTCGGCACGTAGTTGGACACGATCACCGGAACGCCGTCGATCGAGCCGCCCTGCGGGGTGAGCGCCGGGAACTCCTTCTGGCCAAGCGCGTTCACCAGGGACGAGACCGCGCGCGCGGTTGATGCCCGCATGATGTAGACCGGCGTGGTGAATACATGGTTCGCATCGTCGGACGCGGCCCACAGGGCATTCAGGTCGGCTCGGATGTCGGCGGCGGTGTTGCCTGAAGACGGAATCGCCGTGACGCCGTTGGTGATCGACGGCGGAGCGACATTCGCGACACCGGCGAAGGCGGGATCGATGAAGTCCGTATCCATCCGTTCGCCCAGCGCATCCACGAGCATGTCGCGGAAGAGCGTCTCCGCCGCGGGATCGCTGAAGCGGATCAGCTCGTCGGTGGCCACGGTGATGCCGGCGACCTTGAACCAGCCATGGTAGGCGTCGTTGAATCCGAACGCGGTCACCGGCTTCGCCTTGCCCTGGCCGACCCAGTAGCCCGTGCCGCCCGAGGTCGCTCCGCGGATGTGCACGTTGAACGGGATGCGCCGCATGGCCGGGATGCCATCCTGGCCGAAACGGCCGACGATGGTGCGCGGCCGCAGGAATTCCACGAAGTCAGCCGTGTACTGGTTGTACGCCACCAGGGGCGCCGCCCAGGTCGCATCGGTCGTGGTCGCCGCGTCGATCGTCGCCTTGGTCACGTTGGCATGGAGGATCGCCTCCATCTTCTGCGAACCACAGAAGGCCAGCGCCTTGGCGATCGGGTTTTCGGCGCCGAAGCGCTCGCGCGCGATGTACGCCGCCTCACGGACGTTGCCCTTGGCCGCGAACACGCACATCGCATGCCGGGCGAACATGATGCCGGGCTCCAGCTTCTCGGCGGAACGCATCTGGATCGCGCCACGCTGCTGCTGGGCGCTGCCGGCCGGCTGGTTCGCGTTCTCGGCCGCGAACTGGGTCACCGGCACCGCCGAGCGCGCCTGGATCGCCTGCAGCTCGGTCAGGCGCTCGATATCGCCGTCCAGCGCCTTGATCTGGTCCTTGACGCCATCAAACTCTTCCTGCTCGCCGGTGTTCATCGAGCGGCCCTCGCCCATCGACTTTTCCACCACGGTGTTGAGCTTCTTCTCCAGCTCGGCGCGCGTGGCGCGGAGCTTTTCCAGCTGTTCTGCGATGTTCATGAGGTTTCCTGATGGCGCAGCCGTTCGGCCCGGGTTCCACGCCGGGCAGTGCCTGCAAGATTGGGAAGCGGGTTCCACCCCGCTGGGCCTTGCGGCCCGGTGCTTCAGTGCAGCAACTTCACCGCGCCGCCAGCAGGTCGCTCGACCGGTGCCGCCTGGCGCTGGATGAGGGGGACGCCATAGTTCGCCGGGCGTCGCGCGCCGGTGTCCATGGCCTTGATGCTCTGGATGGTCGCCGCGGCGTTGGCCGGGATCGTGACCAGGGACAGCTCGTAGATTTCGACCTCGGTGAAGCGGATACCGCCACTCTCCATGAAGCTGTATTCCAGCGCACGGAAGCCGATCGACACGCCGCGGACCAGCTTCTCCTTAACCGATTGCCAGGCCAGATCAACCAGATCCTTCAGCACGCCAGGTGTTTCGATCCTCGCGACGCTCGCGGCGAACGGAATGCCCTTGGCTGTCGGCTTTCCGAACTTCACGACACCGACCGGGCTGTCGTGGCGGTGCTGCCACAGCAACGGCAGCTCGGCGGCAAACTTTGCGCCTAACGGCTCCACGATGTCGCCCATCCGGTCTGGTTCCGGTGTGGTTGCCCACCCAGTGATGACCCGCTGGTCGTCGTCGTAGCTCTTCACCTCTAGGAGGCTGTAGGCACGGTTTTCAGTCTTCATCTTCTATCCAAGAGTCATCAGGATGAGTTTCTTGTTGCTCGGCTCTTCGGTGTTGATGCTGATTCCGATCGCCATCAGGAGCGCCGTCATGTCGTCGATCTTGTCCGGCGACTTGCGCTTGTCAGGGGCCATGTTCAAATTCACGTCCTTGCGTGCGATCAGGTTCGCTGCACACCAGGCCAACACCGGATCGTCGTCATGTACCAAGCGCTTCCCGATGTAGGCCCGCTCCAACTCGCTCATCGCCGGGTGGTAGGACTTTGGGCCTTGAATGAACTCCACCAGCGGCACATCAGCGGCTACTAGACGGCTAATCATCTCGGTCGCGTTCCATCGATCAAATGCAAGCGACTGCAGATTGAAGCGATCACGCACATCCAACACCGCCTGCTCAATCACGGCGTAGTCGGTCACCTCGCCTTCGGTCCGCTCTATGAGCCCCGCGGCAACCCATCCGGCATAAGGAACCGTGCCGCGCTCGGTGCGCTGCATCACGGCCGACTCCGGAACCCAGCGGCGCCCCCACGTAATGATCTTGTCGTCCACACGCCATACCAGCCGCAAAGACGTAAGGTCCCGCGTGCTGGCAAGGTCTAGCCCGCCCCAGCAGGGCACGTCCTTGAGTGCTTCTAGGTCCACCTTGCCGCTGCACTCGTTCCATTTCGGCAACAAGATGAAGCCGTTCGCCGCTGCTGCAGGGCGGTTCAAGCGCTTGATCTGGAACTCGGCCAACTTGGACGGCATCGCCTTGGCTTCAATCGCCTCCTTGCGGATGGCGGCGAGCAAGTGCGGATTGACATCCATAAGCGGGTTGGCCTTGTGCCAAGCCTTCTCGTCAAAATCCCCGTCGTCCTGGTCGATCGCGAAGAAGATCGCCAGGAAGTGGTCTGCCGTTTCGCCAAACACGCCCTCTAGGAGCTGCGTAGCGAACTGCCTGATCTCAGCCCATGGCCCAGGATTTGAGTACCCTTCCGTTGTGGTGAACAGCCAGAGCGGATTGCGCCTTGCGCCAGCCGCCGACTGTAGAACGTTCAGAAGATCCGGCGTCTTGTGTGCGTGGATCTCGTCGAGGCCGACGTGGGACGGGTTTAGACCGTCCTGCGTCGAGGCCTTGGCGTTGATCGGCTTGAACGTCGACCCAGTCTCGACCCGGCTTATCGCGTTTGCCCAGCACTCCAGCCCATAGGCATCGCGCAAGTCCGCCTTCTTCTCCGCCATCCGCTTCGCGACGTTGAAGATGATCCGTGCCTGGCTGCCAGTGGTCGCCGCCGAGATGACTTGGGCGCCCTCTTCGTCCTCACAGCATTGGCAGTACAGCAAGATCGCCGCAGCCAAGGTTGACTTGGCGTTCTTGCGCGCCACCGCGAACAGAGCCGATGTGAATCGCCGTGTTCCGTCATCTTTCCGGAACCCGAACAACTGCACTACGAACCACACATGAGATGGGTGCAACTTGATCTCTGGCGTGTCCCACGTCCCCTCAACGTGTGGCAGAAGCTCGATCCACCCGCATGCGTGGTTGGCATGTTCAGGGGAGAACCAAAAAGGGCCGTCCTCCTTCTCCGCACGCTTCAGGTCGACCAGGAACCGCTTCGCCGCAAACTGGATCAGCCTTCCAAACTGACCGCCCTTATTAGCGGCCGCCAATCGCGCGTACTCCAGCGCGATCGACACGAAATCGCTAGGCGGATCGTCCGGCTGGCTTGCCGAGCGCCGCGAAGGCGTTCCCCGGCTTTTCAGTGTCGCCATTCGGCCTCACCTTTCCTTGGGCAGCCGGGGTCAGCCCAAAGTCGTTCGAGAGCGCGCGGTGTTGCGCGACCATCGAAGCAACCGGGGACTCACCGGCGGCGTATAGCTGGACGATCTTCCCGTGGAGTGCGCAGAGCATTCCCAGCGTGGATAGGCCTGCTTCAGTCAGAAGCTTGTTTGCGTGAAGGATCGGAGCCAAGCGCTCCCACTCCTTGATCGCATGTGCGTTGGGTAGCCAGTCGGGAGCGGCGGGAACGTAAGCGACCAATGGAAGCTCCGTCACGGGCGGGAATGCCCGGTCAGGCCTGTCCGTGCCGGCCACCACCTTCAAGCTCGTTGGCTTTCGTGGGCGGGGCATCTCTCGACCTCAATTTCTGGTTTGTTGGAATTGACTGTGTGAAAAAATGGCTGGGCGGCCGGTGTCCGGGGGTAAGGGGTAGAAATTTTTCCCACCCCCCCGTTCATGTTCCACGTTCATATTATCCGTTCATGTTCCACGACTGCCGTTCATGTTTCACATTCAGGTTCTATGTTCCACGTGAAGGCTTGGCCACTCCACGCCGGGCCTCTGCCAGCGTCTTCAGTTGGTGACACTCAAAGCAGATGGCCTGAAGGTTGGCCTCGTCATCCGTCCCGCCTTCAGCCTGTGGGGTGACGTGGTCCACCTCGTCGGCCAACGTGATGCGCCCTGTGCGGCTGCATGGCTGGCACATGTACTTGTCTCGTGCCATGACTGCATCGCGCTTACGCCGCCACGGACGACCGCCTCGCCCGTTGCCGTAGTTCTCTTTGCGCTCTTGGGCAACGTGCACAGGGGCCAGCCTGGGCATCGGCCTATGACTGCCGGGGAAGCTGGGCATCAGCCAAGGCTCTGCGACTGGTCGCGGTCCGCCGGCACGGTGTCGCCGTCTAGCGTGATGGCCGCAGGGTCGGGCTCTTCCACGTCATCGTCCGCCAACGCTTCCAGCAGCGCGTCCAGCTTGCGCTCGATGCGGACCAGCTGATCGCTGTGACTCTTGGTGATGCCAGGCGGGAGAACGATCACCATCCGATCGCCGTATGCCTGGCCCAGCTTTTCCTTCAGCTCCTCCATTTGCTCCATGCTCAGATGCTGATGCAGTTGGAATACCACAGGCTCTTGCTGCTCGCTCATGGCCTCACTCCTGATTCCGGGGTGGCCGGCCTGGGCGGGCTTGGCGGCACTGGAGGCTTGGACACGCTGGGAGGGGGCGGGTTGCTACCTACCCTGGCGGCTGGTGCAGCTTGCGTTGGACTCCTACTGGGTGGAGCCGCGCGCGCAAGCTGTGCGACGTGGCGCTGTTGTTCAGTCCAGCATTCAACCCCAGCAACACGGATCAGCAGGCGTTTCCAAAACGGCAGATGGTGGATGATCTCTGCTTCAGCCCAAACCGCTTCAGGCTGAGCCACAGTATCAATAGTTGCACGCCACACATCCTCAACGTCTGCCGTGAGGACGATCTTGCTTACTCCGCTGATTGCCTCGCCTGATACGGTCAGTACCTTAGTGCCCATGGTCGGGGTCGGATACCTGCCGCCATCAGAATCTACAGGCACGATGTGCACGATCATGGCCCGACCACTCCACAGCTCTCAGCCAGCTTCCGCGTCGCGATCAGTTCGGCCTGGAGCCAGAGGACGTGGTTGTCTGCATCTTCTCCGACCCGAAGAACTCGGCCGAAAGCCTCTGCTTGTACTGCGGGGGCTGCATCAGCGCTTCCGACAGCGGGTCCAGCTTGATCTTTGCGGGGGGCGGACATGCACGCGGCCCACTCGCTGCGCAGCCGGACGTTGCCAGCGCGAAGATCAGCAACCAAAGTGGTCTCATGCTGCTCAGCACTCTTGCGGCCATCTTCATAGTTCCTCGCTGCTTCGGCGGACTTGGCGTGATATTCCTGGCGGGCGCGCTCGGTGGCGATGGCGACCTGATTGGTCAGCGCCACCATCTTTTCGACATAGGCGTCGTACTGGGCCTGCACCTTGGCCGTCTCCGCCTCCTGGCTGGACTTGCCGTGCTGGCAGCCGCCGATGAATAGCGCGCTTGCTACGGCCACAGTCCCACCAACCTTCAGCGCGAGCGCATAGGGCTGGAGGGCCAGGGGCAACACGTCATTCGTCCTTGAGCTTGCTCAGCGCGTTGAGACTGCGCAGGTACGCTTGCGCCTGCTCGACAGTGTTGAACGAGGCAATCAGCGTGCCGTCGGCAGCTACAATGTCAGTCCCCCGCGACCCAATCGAACCGCCCCGGGCCGGCGGCGGGGTGATGATGATGATGGTGCTAATTGTCGCTCTCCTGGGGCTGGGCCTGCGGTGGCCGTAGCTGTGGCGCCAGCATGTAAATGGCGTTTAGGTGGTCCTGCATGCGGTCGATCTTGCGGTCCTGCGTGACGAAGGTCGCCACCATCGCCAGGTTCACACCAAGCATCAGGGCGCACGCGATAAGCGCAACAGCAACGCCTAGACCGCCGGCATTAATGGTGACGTGGGAGCTACCAACAGCGCTTGGGGCTCGGCTGGCTTGGAAGCTCTCGACCGCCTTGACTAGACGGACGGTGCTTTCGACCAATCCATCGTCGCTCGTTGGCTCAGTCATCCACCAGCGCCTTCTGCAGCCGGTCCAGTAGCTCGTCCATATGCTCGACCACATCGGTACTCAGTGATTCGGAATTGCGAAACCGCCGGCGCAGGTCGCCTACGGTCTGGATGAGTTCGGCGCGGATGCGCTCCATCTCCAGCCGCTCAGCCGCCAGGACTTCCAGCGCAGAGATGACCTTGGGCAGCACCCTCAAACACTCGCCGGCCCCGTAGTGGATCGCTCGGCGGCACTCTGCAATCAGTTCGGACAAATCGTCAGAGGACGGATGTGCCTTGCCCGCCCATTGCCGGCTGATTGGCACCGTCCGGGTTAGCCAGCGGCGCCAGGGGTGGAACTTGCCAACGAACAGCAGCACCCCGGCAAAGCTAGAAATCAGGATCAGACCGCGCCAGGTGATGACCTCAACCCCGTGCAAGATGCCCCACAGCATCAGCCCAGTGGACGATGCTAGGCCCATCCACGACACACTCAGGCAAACTTCCTTCAGCGTGTGCCGGTCGAAGGCGGGCGCAAAGGCTGATAGGCGCATCTCGTTGAGGCCGTAAACAGCCGTCAACAGGATGCCAAACAGGAATGGCGCGGCGATCCTAGAAACCGTCATGGTGGCAAGCACGGTGTCAATCATCGGCTTTCCTCTTGTCCGGGGTGTTGATCCCTCGCATTAGGCGCTCGGTGAACTTGCCTGCCCATCGCTGCGCGTTGTAAGCCAAGAACATACCTGCGACCGCCTGGGACGCCGGGTCGGCGATCACCGGCCGCAGCACGAAATGAACGCAAGCAATCGTCGTAATCAGGGCCGTGAAGAACGTGCCGAACAGCGTCCCGTTGTGCGTGAGCCGATCCCGCAAGACTGCGGCGCAGGCCCCCACGAAGATGCAAATGATGACGATGGAGGGAAGGCCAATACCCACATCCAAGCGTGCCCATGCTGCGCTGGACGGGGCCACACTCTGGACGGCAGTCGCCAGTGAGAGCAAACATGGATTTGCTCCCATCATTCCTCACTCCAGTTCCCTATCACCTGGCAAGTTCAGCGAAAAGTCGCTTGGCAAGCGCCAGCTTCGCCTTACGGTCCTCAAGCCCGTTCGTCCCGCCGTTGATGCGCTTGGTCACTCCAACCACATCGTCCTTGTCGGCCCACCGGTTCAGGCCGCGTGTCTCCCAGAACCACCCAGCAGCCATTGCCGCGTCGGGCAGTTCGGACAGCATCTCCGGGTGATCGACACACCGGGGGTCGCCGTACACCGCCATGGAATACTCGGCGTAGTTGGCCCGGCCGGTGAGCTGGATCAGCCCGCGCCCCCGGAACCTGCGGCCGTCCCCTGGGCGGATGTTGCCCAAGTCCTTGCGGCCCTCGTAGGCGGCGCCAGAGGCGTACTCCGTCGCCGTCCTGAAGGAGTCCGACTCATGGGCCACCTGGGCCAGGAAATGGGCCTTGCGCAGCGTGCTGGTGATGCCGAAGCGGATGCACACATCCTCAAGGGGCTGGGCGTACTTGCCCGCGCCCATCTTGGCTGCAACTGCTTCGGTACTCACCACGGCTACTCCTATGTGGTTCACGACAAATGCTCGGGTCGGCCGTCCCCCCAGCGGTTTACCCCAAGACCGACGGTAGCCCCATCGCCATCTTTGGCCGCTGACGCGCATCCAACGCCGTGTTGCGCGCCCCTTCCCCCGCAATGCGGGCACCGAGCATTTATCGTGAATATGGCGCCCGCCCCGCGATCCGGCTGGATGCGAGGATTGGTCCGGCGAGGGAGCGGGCATGTAAAAGAAGAGGCTCGACCGCCAGGGGAAGCGGCCGAGCCTCGGTTGCAGCAGCCAGGCTTTTACGAGCCCAAGCGCATAACGCCCAATACGTCCCGGACGCCTGCCTCTCTACCTGGCCAGAGGGCTTTGCTCGGTTGCGGTGGCCGGCGCTGATCCCGGCATGTGGGCTTGCACCTAGAGGGCTTTAGTCCTCCGAGTCGGCCATCATCGCTTCGCAGCTAGACCGATAGGCTCCCTACTATTGCAAACACGGCACCCGTGCATTCACCGCAATTTGGCGCGAGCGACCGGGCTCCCCCAGTCCAGACTCGCGAAAACTGGCGTAGCTCCGGTGTCAGCTACCACTTCCCTCTATTTTTAGGCTTTCTTGTCTAGACGCAACAACTTTCTTCAATTACTTCCCCGACATCCACGCCGATGGCTGCCGCTACGTAGAACTTGGCGCACTTAAGATACCCGTAGTACCCCTGCCGGCTCATGGGTAGGCCCATTGCCCGGAGCGATTGCAGCTTCTGTTCCTCCGGAGCGTTCGGCATCCAATACTCGGCCCGCAGAACACGCCCCGGCTTGAATCCGTCTTTCGTCTTCTCCAGTTGGGCAACCGCCTTCTCTACGGCATCGGCCGGCGTACCCAGGGAAATCACCTCGCCCATGAGGCCATCCGGCGCACGGCCTCGATACTTGACCATGGTGTACAGCCATGAACGCCCGGCCCAGCCGACATTCTCGTAGCGTCCACCGGCGTACTCGCTGGCCCAGCCGCACAGGCGAAGTTCCAGTTCCTTGCTAGCCATTGCCTTTCCCCTTTTGTTGGTTGGCGGCGCGGCGCCGCTTCTTCAGTTCTCTGCGGATCTCGACCAGCAGCGCCTGCGCCCTGGGTATCTCGGCGCGGAATGCCCGCTCGGCCTTGACAAGCTCAGCATCGGTCATGCCGGCGCATTGGCTTTTGGTCAGCATTCCGGCCCTCCCGTTATCCTCACGACGACCTGCCCGCCCTTGCGCACTTCGTCCTTGACGAAGGGATGCGACACGAACCGCTTGTCATCAATCCCTAGGGCATCAGCGATTCCGTCGCGATAGGCCTTGCACCGGCTCAGCATGTTGTCGTCGTCGGGCAGGCGCTTGGTCGGCGGGTAGAAGTCGATCCACAGGTGGATTCGACCACATTTGAAATCCTGTCCAGACCCATGCATCCCACAAAATAACGAACGGCAGTAAGCGAGATTCCTGGCTTCCCTAGCCGCTTTGGCTTTTTTTGTCCAATGCACACGCGCATTAGGCGAAAGATCCTTGCTCGGCCAAGGCAGTATCAATTCCAGTTCGATCATGCCGGCCACCGATAGCGGTAGGTGCCACGCCTGCCCAGGCGGTAGATCGGCTTACGCAATCCCTTGGAGGCTTGCAGCAGGCACCTGGCAATCGCCTCCCTAACGGAAGGATCTTTCGCCCCAAGCCCATCTGCCACGTCTTGCGCAGAATGCCACCCCGGATTTTTCCTTAGCCACTCTCGGCACTCGGATGCGCGGGTCATGCTGCCACCCGGATCAGCCCAAGCTGCCACAGGGCCAGCATCGTGCGTTCGTGTGCGCGCTGCCATGCCTCGAACTTCTCTTCGCGGCTCATCGTGCGGCCTTGGTCCAGTTCTCGGTGGCAGGCCCGGCAGGAACTCGCATAGAAGCAATCGTGAGCCTTGAGCGCACCGCCCTTCCCGTGCCTGGATTGGTTGCTGTGCGCCGGCTCGCCAGTTCCACCATCGCAGATGCCAGGAAGCTGCACCTGGCAATCCAGTTGATAGGCAAGGTCAAGCAGCTTCCGGTCTCGATAGTTGCTGTGCATTAGGCGAACTCCTGCAAGTCATCACAGTCATGGATGCAGACCAAGGTCAGCGCACGTCCGAACACTGCGCCAGTGTCGATGTAATGCACATTCCCCAGAGCTACCGGGGCATCAACAGGGGTATGCCCGACATACATGCGGATCAGCCCAACGACGCCACTACAGTCACCGCTCCTAATCCTGTCACGAGACCACAGCGCTTCCTCCAGTAGCAGACGAAGCTGATTCTTGCTCGCAGGAGCTTCGATCTTGCTCACGAAATCTGCCCAGTCACTTCCGGCGATGTCGGCATGGACCATGCCAACCGCTCCCGACGCGGTGTCTACTTCAATGCACACCGGCAAACTTTCTAGGACACTGGCGACCGACTGCTGGCGCGAACCCTCCAGGGCCAAGAACCAGCCACCACCATTAAAGAGGTAGTTCCCCAAGTCGTGGCGGCCAGCAGCAACACCGATTGCCATCTGCTCGTGGTTCCCGCGCACAGCGTGAAACCAAGGCTTGGCTATCCAGTCCACCGCCTCTATTGAGTCGGGGCCACGGTCAACAAGGTCGCCGACACTAAACAGCCGGTCCCGTAGCTCATCAAACCCCACTTCTTCCAAAGCCTGGCGGAGCATGTCGAAACAGCCATGGATATCACCGACCACAAAGTCGCGGCCATGCAGGTTTCGCTCGAACTTACGAATGTATCCGTTCACGCCGCCTTCCTCCCCTCGCTGAAATGCGGGTCCGACCACTGGACGCCGCGCTCTGCGCCGAATGCCTCAATGAGGGTCTGCAAATCCACCATCTCGGCAACCGTCATCCGGCTAGTCCGCGTCCCGAGCATCACGAACCCGCCGTCGATGCCCTGAGCGACGCGCTGGTGCTTGGCGAGGCTGGCGCTGAACATCGTCTTCCAGTCCTCCGGCGACAGGCGCTGCATCTTGCCGTCTACGCACCATTCGACCTGCCGGGACACGTCTGTCAGGAGCGCCCAGAGCCTGCTGTTCTGTTCATGGCTGCGCTTCGGCAGCAGCTCGCTAATCTCCACCTTGACCGACTTCCCAAGCTGCAAGAACTCGCAGGCAAAGCGCCAGGCTGCGGCGAATCGGTCACGGGCGTTCTCGGTGCGCAAAACGAAGTACGTCATCCGAAGAACCCTCCCCACCAAAGAATGCCGAAGATCACCCCACTGGCGATCACCGACGACAGCGCGTCGTGCCGGCCACTCTTTGGCTCGCCATGCTTGGCAAGTTCGATACCCAGGCCGACTAGAGAAAGGGCGAGATAGATCAGTTGAGGAAGACCTAGGCTCACGACTGCGCCTCCGGTGACGGGGCGGCGGAGATCATTGCTTTGAATGCCTCATCAAGTGCAGACCGCTTGTCACCTGCGCGCATGTGCTGGATTCCGGTTAGCCAGCGCGCACCCGCTTGATTCATCTTTGGCGTCGGATCTTTTGGCACCAGCGCAAATCCTTCCGGCACCGGATTGACCTTTGCCGCCAAGAACTCTTCCAGTGATACCAAGTCACGCCACCAGTCCCGCTCGTCATGCGGGTAACCGAATCGAGCGCACAGAGAGCGGTGGAAATTCTTGAAGGCCCTTTCGGACTTGAAGTCCTCCGGCACCCCCTGCGGCTGCTGGGATGCGAGGATCAGCTCAACGACCTTGCGCGCCTTCGTAAGGCTCTGCTTCGACGGGAACGGGGCGCCACTGATCAGCTTGGCCGCTTCATCAACCAACATTGCGAACTTGACCTCATCCATTTCCTTCCCCTTGTATGTGTCAGACATCACTGCGCTTGCGCCTTGCCTACAATTTCCTGAAACCACTTGGGCATCTGGTCATAGCTCGTAACAGCGTTCGGCATCATCTTCGATGGGGAAGAATCTATTTCCCCGACAGCCTTGGCGGCCCCCGCATCTTCTTGCGCGTGCCGCAGAGAGTCCGCAATTGCACGAATTGCCGTGCTATGCATTCGATGCATATGGTCAACGTCTTTGCGAACCGCATGCGCTGCTTCCCACAGCCCCTCAGCCTTCAGCGCCTTTATCCACCGTTCTTTGGCGTCCCTTTCGATCTCGCCCATCTCACTCCCCTCTGCAATATGATTTGACTTTCGCCAGCCTGTACCACTCGCGCAGGCTGTTGAGTTGATCGGCTAGAACGCCGCCGTCCTGCGAAATAGACCCGTCCGGGTTGCGCTGCGTCGGAGAGGGCTTGTAGCCGGGATTCGTCGCCTTCCAGTCGGGGCGCTTGGGCTGGGGCTTCATGCGGCCTCCTGTATCAAGCGGCTTTCTTCTGCGGCGCAGATGAACTCGGCGGCCGCTTGCGGGACGATGGCATTGCCGTAACCCCGCAGGCGTCCCACTCGGGCAGGTAGCCCATGAGCCAGCGGGAATGTGCCGGGTTCAACTGGCCGCCACTTTCCATCGCGGCATCCGAGCCAGTCAGCATCTCGCCAGTTGCCGTTAGTCGGGCCGGGCCTGTGATCGCTGCCGCCATGCTCAGGTCCTGCGGTGATCCCTTGCGTTCGATCTCCGACAGAGCCCCCTCCAGCGTTCGCACATTCTTCTCGCCATCCGCCGCTCTGGCCGTTGGCCATCCCGCGAATTGAACTTGATGGGACAGCATCGTCGGCGCGCTGTTGCCCGTCTTGGCTTGCGAGCGAGCTACGTACTGCTCCGGCGTCCCTCCCGGCTCGCTCGCTGTTGGAGTCCCCCATCCGCACAGGTGCACGGCAATGTCCGCCACGCTGATCTGCGGATCGGTCGGCTTCCGGTTGCCGATGATCGGCGGCTGCGGCTTCGCGTCGACCACCGTTGAGTTCGGAGTCGGCCAACCTGAAAGGCCCGCTTGAAACGGCAGCTGGCGCCCCTTCGCGCGCGCCTCGCAGGGGTCGCCCTTGTGGGCCCTCGCCGTTGGCGTAACCCACCCAGTAGGTTCGGTCGCGTATGTGCGGCGCACCGACGCCCGCAGCCGGGAACGCAACACTCCCGAAGGCGTAGCCCACTCCTTCCAGGTCAGCGTGTACAAGGTCGAGCCAAGGGCCGACAGCCGCGCTCGCAACCTGCTCTCCAAACACCGCTGCAGGTCGGCACTCGCGGATGAGATGGAGCCAGGCCGGCCAGAGATGCCGCTGATCGTCAAACCCAGCTCCTTTACCTGCCGCGCTGAAAGGCTGGCAAGGGCAACTGCCAGTCCAGACGGGGCGATCTGCCGGCCATCCGGCAAGCTCCAGGGCATAAGCCCATCCGCCGATGCCGGCGAAGAAATGACACTGGCGATAACCGCGGAGGTCTCCGGGCTTAACGTCCTCGATGCTTCGCTCATCCACTTCCCCCTGCGGGATCAGCCCGCGCTTGATCAGTTCTCGGAGCCACGCGGCTGCTTGCGGGTCGAACTCGTTGTAGTAGTTCATGCGGTGCGCTCCACAGCCTTAGGCAGCACCAGCCGCTGACGATCAGCAGTGCGCAACGTGGCGCCACGAACTCGCCCCATCGCTTCGTCCGCCATGCACCGCGCTACGTCCTCGCTGACGCCGGCAGCAGCGGCAATCTCCGCAGCGTTGCAGCCAGCCTCAAGCAGCGTCCAAACCTGATCGCGGGTCATCACTGCATCCTCAGCATGTCGCCAATCCGCTGCATCATTGCCTTGACCTTCGGGTCATCCGGCGCGCTGGTGATCGGCTGCTTCGTCAGCGCCAACTGCTCGCGCGGCGGCATGGCCTCCAGGAAGTGCGCCGGCGCCGGCCACGCCTGGCGCGTCTGCGCCAGCTTGGTGAAGGCCTTCCGAAACCGCGGCGCGTCCAGCTGCTGGTCCCACACGCGCCCGTCCGTCAGCGCATCACCCCACGCCATAGCGGTTCCCGCGATCATGTCCGCCGCCGGTGTCCTGTCCAAGCTCAAGCACATGAGCTTGCTCAGGCCGTCCAGAATCTCGTTGTGAATCCAGGTTTCCATGCTTCATCGCCTGCAATCGTTGGATGGCGGAAAGGGTCTTGCTCTGCTGCTGCGGCCCCGATTGAGGCCCTGCACGTGCAGATAGGCGCTTCGAGTCAGCGCGGCGAATCCAGTTGCGCCATGTTCCAGGCCAATCCGACTTGCGGCCCTTTGCGCCAGGGACCCCATGCCAGTAATCTCGAAACTTCTCGGCCTCTGTCCACCAATCAACGTCAGGGCGCTCGCGTTCTGCGAAAGCAATTTCGTCAGCTGATGGCCCCCAATCAGCAGGCAGACGCGAGCCGCTAGGCGATGCGCGCTCCTGCTTTTGATCTTTCACTTGATTGGATAGGTGGATAGATGGAGCATGGTGAGCTTCTTCCTGGGTTTCAGAATTGGAACCCACGGATAACCCAGCGGTTTCCATCTTGGTTTCTTCTTGGTTGTTTTTAGGCGGCCTCCCACCCTTTTTCCCGTTCTCGCGCGCATTGGCGATGCGGGACTGTGCCTTCGCCAACTCCTCTTGCACACGCCTGTTAACCCACAGGTTCTCTTCGAGGATGAAGAACTCAGACAGGACGGCATCTACTGCCGAGCGCTCTTCCTCGGTACGGGCACGCGCAATGCGATGGGTCTGGTCCGCAGGTATCCCCGCCTCCGTGGCGTAGTAGCGGTCCAGCAGCAGCGTGTAAACGCCGTGTTCCAGCAGCGATAGGTGCCCCGTGTCCTTGGCGTAGTCACCGAGGTGGCGTTCGTAATAGTTCATCGGCTCAGGCCACCGGCCACCAAGTCGTCGCGCTATGGCCGGTCGCCATGCACTTGCGAGAGTCGCCGCGACGCACCAGGCCGGCGCTCTCAGCCTCCGGCAAGCGGCGTGCAAGCTGATACCGATCCAGCGAGCAATAGCGCGCCAGTTCGGCGCTGGTGTGGCCTGGGTTGAGATTCACGGCGTTCTCGGCCGCGGCCTGCTGCAAGGCTCGCTTGCCGGTGCTGACCATCTTCTCGGCGGCCTCCCAGCTCGTAGCCGGGTCGGTCGCACGCGCGGGCATGTGGGATAGGGTCTGTTCGCGGGTCATACGGCCTCCACGTCAACTCGACGGCCGGTAATCCAGAAGCCGGCGGCATTCTTTAGCCAACCCTTTTCGCGCATCTGATCGACAGTCAAGCAGCGACGCCCGGCCTCATAGGAGCCCACGCGATGCTTGTCGAAGGTACTGACGCGGTTGAAGTACTCGCCGCACGTCGGGCACTGGCAGCGATTGCCTGTGAGGTTCATCGTCACTTCCTCAGTACGCGTGCCCGCACCGGCACAATCTGCTCGGAGCGCAGGTGTTCGTCGCGCTTGAACTGGCCCGGCATGTGAGCGCGCCAGGGATGCGGCTTCTTCGGTTTGTTGGTCATGCCGTCACCCCGCGCTGCCCAGTGACCTTGCGCAGGACATTCATCAGCACGACCATCGACTCCATCGCGGCCGTGCCGCCCTTAGAGAGATCGGCCATCTCGTTCTCAGTGATGAGCTCATCGGCCAATGCGTGCTGTAGCGTCTGGAAGAACGCTCCATGCTTTGCGCTGTTGGAGAGCATCACGCCCAGCACACTCTCGTTAGCCTGCGCCGTGTCGATCTTGTGCAGCACATAGCCGTGCTGGGCGGCCAACGCATGCAGGATTCGGTGATCCCCCGTCTTCGCCATCATCTGGTCAGCTTCGGACAGGCTCAGGTGGTTCCGATCGTTGTTCGGGTTGACCTTGTTGCGCAGCACCGCAGCCGACATACCCAGGCGCGGGGCCAGCGACTCGGAGCCGCCCGGGTAGTCGTGGACAGTGTTGTCGGCGGCGTCGATGACATTCATGAATGCGGCTCTCGAATGGAGAATTGCGAAGTGCGGCAGCGCAACATTTGCGCCATGGAGAAGATCAAGTCAGCGAAGCGGGCAAGGAATGGCCAGGTGCTGGGAGTCGCCCTCCTTGCGGTAGGCTGCGGTCACCACACGCACAGCCCGCAAGGAGGGCAACATGGAAGATTCGAAATTCAGTGCAGCAATGGCCGCATACGCTGCGCTTGTCTCAGAGCTATTAAATTGCGGTGCGCTAGAAACGGAGAGCATCATCAGACGGCTCCAGATCGCACATGCGAACTTAGGCGAAGAACGGATGACCGTTGCCCACGAGGCGCTTGGCGAATTCCTCGCGGGCGCTGTACCAGCGTGGCGGATGACGAATACGCGCGGCCTTCGGCCAAGCTGATCGCCAAGCGGAACCACTTGCAGATAGCGCGCTGGCGGCGATGGATCGCCAGCCGCGACTTGAGTAGGGAATTGCGCGGTGTGGCCACTTCAGGCGGCCCCTGCTGCGTCGGTTGTTGGGGCTGGCTTGGAGCGCTTGCCCGGACGCTTGGGGGCGGCTGCGAACACATCGGGCCGAAGCAGTTCAAGAAACTGCCGGCGGGCCGGGGGGATGCCATCTGCCTTCCACTCGCTCACGGAAGGTGGCTTGACCCGGCAGATACGGGCGACGGCAACAGTTCCGCCCAGGCGCTGGATGATTTCGGAGTCGGGGTGCTTGTCCATAGCCCATTGTTAGGAGTTCCTTATTGGAAGTCAATAGGCATTCCTTACCGTTCGTCGGTTTAGGATTTCCTAATGACTCCCAGCACCCTCGCAGAACGCCTAGAACGCTGCCTCTCAGAACGCCCTGACCTCTCCAAAGCTGGATTGGCTAGGGCGTGCAGGGTCGCACCGCCATCCGTCTCCAACTGGTTCGACGGGCGCACCAAGCGAATCACAGGGGGCAACCTGCTCAGCGCTGCCTCCTATCTAGGCGTGCGCGCACAATGGCTCGCCACAGGCGCAGAACCGATGCGCGGGCAAGATACTCCTGAATTCGTCTCGCCAGTCTTAGAGACTGAGAAGCCCCCCACAGACTATGTTCGTGTCGAACAACTGGATGGGGAAGCTGACATGGGCGATGGACGAGTCAACGATGACTATCCCGAGGTGGTCCGCTCCATGGACTTCACCCCGGCCTATATCCGTGCTGTAGTCGGCTTCATCCCACCGCCAGGGCGACTTGTCATGGTCACCGGGCGGGGAGACTCAATGCTACCCGTTATACAACCAGGTGAATCGCTTATTGTAGATACCGGGGTCAAAACGTTCGACGGCGACGGCATCTACCTAATCAACACGGGCAACGGACAGCAGGTGAAGGGACTTCAGGACCGCGGAGATGCCGTGTACGTCGTCAGTGCCAACGCTGCTCTTTACCCAGCCTTCCCCTTGCCCAAGGGCGCGATTATTGGTGGCAAAGTTTATTTGCGCAATAGAATAGATCGACTCAACTGAAGTGAATCGTCATCTTGATGCCACAAGCTAATAGTTACTAGGTGGAAAATTTCATGAATATGACCGCAAGGAACGTTGCTGCGGCCTTGGCACTAACAATTGCAACGACTGCATGTGCTCGATTCGAAGAGAATTCGGATCGGGCGCGGGAGATCGCGGCTGCCAACCGTGAACGTCAAAAGGAATCATACATAGCGACACTAAATGATGAATCAAAGCCTGCTTCGGAGAGATTGAATGCGGCCAGGGTCATAATTAATGGATTCCCAGCCTCTCAAGAAGGCCGGCGAGCGAAGTCGCTGCTCCCTAAACTCATAGACGCCGCTTCGATAGAAAAAGAATCAAGAGAAAGATCCCAGGCACCTGTTGCCGATAGCAATCCTGGGTGGATCTATTCCCATAGCGAAGACAAGATGACCGGGCAGGTCACATCTACTGCGGAAATCAGCAGTGAGAACCAAGTATCCTTTGGATTCCCATACGCTGGTGAGCAGCGCGCAAGCCTGATGTTGCGAAAGCATCCTCGATACGGGAGTAATGTGATCTTCTCGATCGAGAAGGGGCAACTTTTGTGTCGGAGCTACAGTGGGTGTCCTGTCCGATTGCGGTTCGACGCCGACAAGCCGTACACCGTGGAGGGAACGGCGCCGGCGGATCACAGCACAGAAGTTATCTTTATCCCAGGGTACAAATCTATAGTTAGCCGCCTTGGCAAATCGAAGAAGCTGCTCATAGAGGTCGGCGTCTATCAGAACGGCAGCCAGATATTTGAGTTCGATATCACAGGCTTCGATCAGGTAAAACTTTCGAACCAAGACAGATAGATATTCAACATTTCCTAGCAATAAAAACCCCGCCGGAGCGGGGTTTTTTTCAATGCGGCGCCGGCAAGGACTCAGGTCTGCGGACGGCATCCAGCAAAAGTTCGGCTCCAGACGGCAAGAAAATCCCCTTCTTTACCTTTCCATCGATGTACTTGGGAAAATTGTTTGGGATATAGTTTTCATACAGCCAAACCCTAAAGTCGCCAAGCGATTGAACCGGGTATATCCAAGTCTCCACGGGATTGACCGCGGATTGAGGGAACCAATCAGGGAAATTGTGCGGGTGCTTCTGCCTGGCGCCGTACAGAGCCTCTAGACCTGCCGCCTGCCAATGTCCACTCCATATCCGACCGACGCTGCCGTCCGGCACGGTGTGCTCATCCAGTGGGCATCCCTTCTGGATCATGTGCACAACAAGATCAGCTATCTCGCGGAAAACCGAGAAGTAGCCAACGGGAACTTGATCGTTCAGCAGTATCCGCTCATGGAAGTTCTTCCACGAGTCCGGGATTTTCTGGCCAGGATCATACCCGCATCGATTATAGATAAACGCTCGGAACGACGAGCGCGCTAGAACGCGATAATTTCTCAGCGCAGTCTCGCTTGACCCCTGCTCCGCCTCGAACGCGTAGTACTCCAACAGCGCCATACACGCGGCATCAGTGTAGGCATGCGTCTCACCACCATTGCCACGAGTTCGCAAATACAGCGAGTCGCCGGGGTGGCCTTGGATCGTTAGGAGTTGAGCGATCTTTCGACCACGCGGCCGCAACCTCTCATCTGTCCAACCATTAGCAAGTCGCACCAACACTGTGTGATCGATGCCGCACATTCGAGCTAAGCCGCGAGCAGTCAGGTAAGGCGTCCCGTCGTTCAGGACGCCCATCTGCACGCCATCCACCTCCATCTCGGTGACGGCAAACAACTCCCCTTGCGGGTGGTGCTCAACTAGCCCTGTATTCACTGCAACCCCCTGTCGCATATGGAAAAAAGGTGGTGACCAAACCCGCTAAGAAGCGAGCATCTGAAGCGTACATCAGCATCCTCGACGAGCATAGCAACAGCCTAAACGCGGCGCGCAGACAGATTTGGCCAAGTCCCCTGCGGCTTGAAGCTGGTAGGCTGCGGGTGCGCCATCTGTGGATAAGTACCGTTCGTCGGGGACGCGCATAAATTTAGGAACTCCTATTGACAGCCGTGTAAGGAACTCCTAATCTCTCTCCATCGCCCAAGACACCCGCATCGGCGGAGGGGCTGGAGATCAGGTCATGGCACACGCAGGAGTCAGGCAGCTCGCAGAACCAGTGACGGCTGTTCTGTTGGATAGCACCGGCGAGGTTGAGGTG